TTAAGCCCAGCCACTTCTGCCTTATTCATGTGGACTAGTGTGTCATCACCTCCACGACCATATTGTGCTAATTTATTGGCAACGCTGTGCATGACTGCTCCTATACTATTTTTACGGTACCACTGTCATTCCACAAAGACCCTGTTTCAAGTCCTGCGCTGCTAGTGGGTAAATCGGTTAATGTGATGGTTGTGCCCCGCATAGGACCTGGGTTCTGTAATGCCGTAAAATAAGCGTTAAGCCCACGTAGTAATTGGTTCGCCCAGTTTTGGTCATATTGTACAGGAGGTACAGGTAGAACGGGTGTTTGTATATTAGTTGAAGCCATAAATCATTTTCTCCCATCAGCAACAATTTCGAGTCGCGGGATACCCAGCGACCACTGTGTACCTGTTGAATCACTAGCAATTCTAAATGCTATCTGACGCCCACGTAAGCGTAGCCATTTTTGATCTGTGTACTGTTCTACAGGGATTGTTGTGGTTCTTGCAATGGGTTCATCCGTTTCTTGGTTATATGGACCGCCTGGAAAGTCTCTAGCGTAGAGCGTCATAACAACCGCAGGTGTTTCATCTGTAGACCCAGAGAACGTAATGTCAGGTATAAGGCGACGAATAAACATAAACTGATACCCATCATCAAGATCAAAATCCGCTGACTGAATAAAAGCAGCTATAGGTAAAGGCGTTCCCGTTGCGTTATCTTCAAGACCATTTTCTTGATAAACTAAATTCCCATCACTAGCTGCAATAGGGTAGGCTCTATCAGGGCAGTCAATCCAAGCAGTTCTGTTTATAGTGCCGTAGTACCAAATGCGCTCTTGATAGTTGTAGACAGCGTAGCGGTCAGGAGATTCTGCTTCACTAGAGCAATAGAACCACCAAATCTCGTTAAACTCACCCACTGACCCCACAAAGGTTTGCGCTTGCTGTGCGTAATTAAAATCGTTAAAAATATACTGACGTAGCGAGCAAGGGAGCGTTTCTACGGTACCACCGTAGGTAAAGAACTTTTTATGCCCCATCCAATAAGTAATGTTGTTAACTGAGATAGCGGCAAAGGGCGAAGCAATCGTAATATTAGTTGAGCGTGGTTGAAAGTTAAATGTATAGGGGGTTCCTACGTATTGCGCCCCATATAGTGCGCTGTTCGTAAAGATAAGTGTTTCTTGGCGTGTTTTAATTGCTGTAACAATCGTATCGCCATATGTGAGCTTATACCCACCCGCTGATGTAGCTATGCTTGGTGTCCAAAGTGCGGGGTTGTTTTGATCTGCCCAACGCACGAGCATAGGAGTTTTTGCGCTCTCACCTATTGCATTACACCCAAGCGCCATAACATGATTTTCATCTGTGGTGATAACCCCTGTAACAACTGTAGGACAATCTGCGGCGCCACTTAAAGAGCTAAGTTTAACGGCATTAACCGCAGGAATACCTGAACCCGCAACGCTCGTGCTTATTTTCCAATAATATATCTCACCGTTAGTGGGGGCAATAACTAAATCTTGACCGTAATTGTCCTGCGTCCAGTACCCTAAAGGTTGAACCACACCACCAGAAGAAGCTGCGCTACCCCAAGTACCTCGGCTCCAAGTACCCGCACCCCAACCAAGCCCTGCTACGTTAATAGGTAGACCCGCAGAGGCTTCAAAACTTAGTGTGATTGCTGAGCCACCGTCTGTGGTAGTAGTTGTAGCAGAGGTGGTTACTTGAAACGTAAATGTACTCGTATCTAAAACTGTTATTTGGTGATAATCATTAATTTCAGTTGCGGGTACTCCGCTAGTTGTCATCACTGCACCAGAGATTAAAATATAATCATTGGTAGACGCACCATGTCCCGCGTAAGTTATCGTTACCGTCTTCTGCCCTGACACAAAGCTAAGCGGGTTAGATGGTGTAAGGGGTGAAACTACAAGACGGTAGGGTGTTATGTTGTATAGGGTTCCACTAAACTCTATAAAAAAACGGATGTTTGTGCCAACGCCTGTGTAATTGTTACCTGCGATAGAAGACCAATTTCTTAGTGTTCTGCACACATCTGTGTAGCTGTTAAGGCTAAACTTTTGCCACCCGCCAATGTTTTCAGGGAACCCAGAGCGAAATCTAACTTTATCACAGGCATACCACCCGCCTTCGTTAGCATAATTAGTCCCTTCACGAGATACTCCAGGGCGAAAGGTTATTGATTTAAGTGGCATAGCTTAGTCCTGTTTATTATCCATTCCAGCGTGCGATTTTACCATCACGAACATCAATATGGGTAAAAGATTTGTAGCGTCCAAAACCTTTGCAATCGTCATCAAAATGCTTCATGAGGTATTCTTGCACTTCTTTTGGCGGTACGTCTTTTACTTTAATGTCGGCTGCGTTACCTAAGACGTGTTGACTATGCTTTGCACCACCCACTTTCGTGTTGTGTGCTTCACATCTTCTACCGCTCATAATGGTGATTGGTTTACCAAATGATTCTCTAATGCGATTAAGTAGCTCTACGAGTTTAGGATTAACGTCTTTTTCACCGCATCCGCAGTGACACGCGAATTCCTCTGGTTTGAAGTAATTAGTCATACTATTTACCTTCTGATGCAAACAGTCCAATCATACCAAACAATACACTAGCCACAGTCAAACTATCATGCACAACAGGCGTTGCATCAATATTCACACCCGCCATCGTAGCGAGTGCTGCCACACTCGCGTAGGTAGAAGGCTCTTTTAATCGAGCCATTAAATAGTTCCATACTTTAAGTATTTTGTTCACTTTAAAACCTCCTACACTACGTTATAAATCACCCGCATTTGACGGGTAAGACCGCCCTGAACCCCAAATAATACGAACCGCGCTTGCGCCGGATTGACCTCCACCAGCGCCGCCGCCAGACCATTTGCTCCCTCCGCCGCCGCCGCCGTAGTTTCCACCCGAGCCGCCTATTGCAGAAGTACCAGACAAAACATTAGATGTTCCGTTAGCTCCGCCTGACCCTGCTACACCTACTGCGGCTGAGCCAGTTGTCCCTGAATACCCTGACGAACCTCCAGTGGGGATAACGCTTGACCCAGAATATCCGTAAAGACCTATACCACCGCCACCCGCGCCCGCTGTATCGGGTGAAACACTACCGCTACCTGCACCGCCATTACCTGTATAGCCTGCTGCGCCTCCACCACCCATTGCGCCCGCGCCGCCAGTATAGTTAACATCTCCACCTGTTGCAGTGCCGCCTGCGCTGCCACCTACGCCGCCAGTAACTCCATATTGTACGGTGATGCCAAAAGCTGAAGTAGTATAGTTGGGGTACGTACCTCCTATATCTATCGTATATGACGCCCCCGGCGTAACAGAAATATTATTTTTATACGCAAGGCCGCCGCCCCCGCCTCCGCCGCCATTCCCTGCTCCGCCCCCGCCTCCACCTATACACAAAACGCAAATCGAAGTTACTCCAGTAGGACATACCCAAGTATAAGTTCCCGCAGTTGTATAGGCTTGTTGTCCTCGTAAGTTAGCCCCTGCTAACATCATTTGAACGATACCTGTCATGACACATTACCTGTTACAACACAAACTGTTGGGCTAACAAATAAAATAGTAGCAATACCACGAGTGTCTAAGTTGATAGTAGCTTTATCTGTATTTGCACCACCAATGTAAGCGGTTGTAATAGTCATAGTAAGCGTGACACTACCAGAGGTGTTATTAAAAATAGAGATTACGTCACCATTAACAAAAGTAGCGTTAGGCACGTTAATAGACCCACCAGACCCTACTCCAATATACATACCTACATCTGTGCGTGATAAATTATAAGTTGTAGTTTTATCTGATCCAGACTGAGGTATATTTTTATAAGCGGGAGTTATATTAACAAAGTCAGACCCATCCCAAGCTACAGTAGCAGTAGCCCCAGCTAGAACTGTTGCTCCAGTTGTAGGTGATGTTGGACCACCGCGAACAATGACAGAACCTGTAGAATTGTTAATTACGAAGTATGCCTTAGAAGACTTAGGGGCGTTAATATATCGAGTTGTTCCGCTGCTACCTGTTGGAATAAGAATAGCTTTTCTAGCTTGGTTATCTGCACCACTGCCCGTTGTAGTAAGCGTCCAATCTGTAGAAGCAACGGTTTCTGTAGCGACACCTGCGATAGCATCTTCGACAAGCTGGGTTACACTTGCGTTAACCACTGCTCCCCAAGTACCACTTAAGTCACCTGTTTGCGGTTGAGCAAGCCCTAATAATGTTGTGTATGATGTTGTCATGTTTTTAACCTGTTGTGTTAATTGGACCCCAGCTAGAGGTTTGGGCTGTATCTATCAGATCCCATTCGGCGGTTTGTGTATCAGTTATGGGTGCCCACCCAGCAGTTTGGGCGTTAACTATAGAACCCCATGTGGCTAATTGAGTGTCAGTAATAGGTTGCCAATTAGCAATTTGAGTATCATCTATAAGCTCCCATAAGTACCGTGCAGACACTATATCGATAGCATAGACAGCTTCGTTTATAACCGCATAGTATAAATTGTTTACACTAAGTATCTCAACTGCATTACCCGCTTCAACTAATGAAGCAATAATTGAAACTGTGCCTGTCTGAATATCAGTTGCAACTACCCCTTCTAGCAGGTTTACTGGTATATATAATACCCCATTTTGAGTATCTGTTGCACTTACAGACTCGGTAATTGCCGAGTACATTGTGGTATTAGCAGACTGCGTGTCTATGGCTATAGCATATTCTGTAAGTAAACCAACTAAATATGCGGTTACTGTTTGACTGTCTGTTGCATTAACAGATTCTGTAAGTAACCCTGATACGTTTATTGTTACTGTTTGACTATCTGTTGCAGTTACCGTTTCTGTTAGCGATAACGCTATTGCGAATCCACCTAGAACTATATCTGTTGCAGTTACCGTTTCTGTAAGTAACCCTGATACGTTTATTGTTACTGTTTGACTGTCTGTTGCAGTTACCGTTTCTGTTAGCGATACAGTTATAATACTGCCAGATAATGCAGCATACGGCGTTTCCGCAAAAGATGAAAACCCAAGCATTACTCAGCCTTTACCCAGTTTTGAGCTTGTTCATCCCATAAATACCCTGCATTTTCTTCGGGTACTTTAATAGGCGCTTCCCAAAGCCAAGTATCCGTGTTTAAAATCCAGCTAGCATACGGCTGCGGAGCATAAAAAACATCGTTTGCTTGGTCATAAAAATGCCCTATACCTGCATAATTTCCTCGTAGTGGTGTATTATTTGGATGCTGATTTCCGTGAGTATTATAGCTAGTTTGAATCCACGTTCCGGGAGACGTATCTGTATAAGTATCAAAAAAGTCTGCTTCCGCAACAATAACTTGCACAACTTTACCGTCAGTAACTTTAGCAAAATGGCTCATGCAGTATAGCTCCCTGAAGATGTAAATTTAATAATTGTGTTAGCGCCTGAAGTCGTTATAGTGGGAGAGCCTGTATATGTTCCCGTATAGTTTGCTGTGGGTACAGATACGATAACTATGCCTGACCCTCCAGTCCCGCTTCCAGCTCCCCCGCCACCGCCAGTGTTAGCAGTGCCGTTAGTTCCCCCAGTAAAGTTATTTCCTGTACCGCCTCCGCCTAATCCGGCGGTACCAGGAGAAGTGCTGCCCCCAGTTCCCGCCCAAACGTCACCAGACCCGCCGCCGCCGTAATAAGTGGATGTCCCAGAAATAACATATGCCAAACCATTTCCACCGTTACCGCCAGCAGTAGTAGTCCCCGTTGTACCAGCTACCCCTGAACCACCGCCACCGCCAGCACCATATCGTGGGACTGTTCCACCGTCACCACCATTATAACCTTGACCGGAAGTTCCTGCTCCACCTGTTCCTGTGTACCATCCCCCGCCACCGCAACCCCCCGCAGGACCTACTACGCCGTCGTTATATGCTCCCCCTCCCCCGCCAAGTGCTGTGTAAGTAGTTCCGCCACCAACAGCTAAAGATGAAGTACCGCCGTCACCTGTACCTACAGAGCTACAAACTGCACCTCCAGCCCCCACAGTAACAGTAAGTACGCTGCCCACCGCAAGATTTAACGCCGTGCCATTAGGTGATTTTGGGGTTTCCGCGCCATAGTATAAAAGACCACCTGCGCCGCCCCCTGCTCCACGCCCGCCATTAGAAATAGTCCCTCCGCCGCCGCCGCCAGCAACGATTAGCGCGGTTATATTGACCGAAGGCACAGTATAGGTAACACGTTCAGCAGGATAAGTGACAAAAACGTCTTGTGTCCCAGAGCTAAAGTTAACTGCTGAGCCTGAATTAGAAGAAGCTAAGATAGTTGTCCGCGCTAAAGTGTTTCCACTTGATGCGTAAGTCCCTATGCCTACCTCCCAGTTAGCGCCACTTTGGTCTGCAATACAATAGTAACAAGTGTTGCCGTTACCAATCGCCGCTGAAAAGGCTTGAAACCCCGTTACCGCGCCAAGTAAAGACACCGAGCTTGTGCCGGGGTGCGAACACGTTTCTTTTACTCTATCAGCAGTAACTAAGGTCATACGCCACCCCTATACTTGAGCTGTGTAAGTTACAAGAAGCGTATCACCTGAAATAACATCTCGCGCAGTTGCAAAACTACCAGCAGAATATAAAATTCCTGTAGTTGTGGCTCGTGTTTGAGTTTGGCATAGCAAAGCTCCCGCAATAGTTGTTGACGCATTAATACTAAACGATACTGCGGAAGGGTTTGAAATAGTTCCTGTACCCGCAGTTCCTGCGCCGCCTCCAGATGCCGTAGCTGTACCAAAAGTAATTGCAAGACGGTTTGAACCTGAATAGGCTGTGCTTTCAGCCCAACCTGTAGTTATACCATCGCCGTGAGAGGCTAGAGTATCTGTAGAAGAATAAACAGGTACAAAAGACCCTACTTTTGAAACGAGGCCCATATACCATTGAGTCGTTTGTGTTAATGCGCCAAGATACACACCAAGCAAATCAGCTTTACCTACGTTAACAACAAGGTTTTCAATTGAGTCTTCCCATTTTAAATTACCCTCAGCATCTAGACATTTAACGTCATATCGGCCTGTAGCTGAAACTTGCTCACCTACTCCAGCACCTAGAAGGGCTGTTGCTCCTAATGAGTCTTGTGCGTCTACTTTTTCTGTGCGCATATCTACACCTAATTAGTTATGAAAAACATATTAAAGCTGTATTTGGGGCTGCTACGGGCATAGTAATTGTAAAAACCCCGTTTGTTGCAGACACATCAAGCCCAAAATTAAGAACCAAAACTGCTTTATTTGATTGCGAGCTGTTATATATTAAAGCACCTCTAGCTATTATATTTGTACCAGTCCACTCTGCATTATTAAACGTAATATATGTCTGAGGCCCTGTTTCAGGTTGAGCTACCGTTATGGATTGCCCAAGTAGCGTTTTACCGCCAGCGGTATATCCAGTAGCTACAACTTGCCCTGTCGTGGTATATACAGTTGTTGTAGCCCCAATCTGTGCAGTGTCAGTGTATAGAGCTATTTTAAAAACATCACCGCCAATAGCAGAAAAGTTATGGACGCCTTGAAATAGTTCTTCACGAAAGCTATTGCATAAACATTGAGTAATCATAACTATTTCACCGCTATTCTGGCTTGACCAGATCGGTATGCGTCTTGGCGTTGTTTGCCATCTCCAAGCCCTTTAAGAATTGCTAGTGCTTCCATATATTTTTGTCCGTATAACGCGAGTAAATCCGCCTCGCCTTTCATGTAGGTATAAGCTTCAACTAGCGAGCCATAAAGCAGTACAGGATCAAAATTATCGCCAAGCCAAGTAGTTTCGGCTGTGACAATAGACTCTGGATAGTAAAAGTAATGTAGTTCAACTTCATAGTCATCGTCTGGGGTAGGGCCTAAAATAAACGATAACTCCGTTGCCTGATTAGATTGAGATCCAAAAATAGCATAGTATTTAGGCACCCCTGTTGCCGTAGGTGTTGGGTATGCGGCGCGAATAAAGTTAACGTCTTTATCAAGCATATACTGATATTCGCCAGTACCATCAATCACGGCTAAGCTAAACACAGAAAGAAAGTCATTAGGAGCTGATAAATACTTATTATCTGCTGTGACAACACCCATCATATTTTTTCGTAGCGCAGGAAGCTGTACTATATTATAGATACGCATTTCCGCTTGCTGGACAAACGTAGGGATGTTATCAGCAAAGTCTTGCCCTGTATTTTCTGTGTATGCGACAAGCGCCGCACTTAATTCTGTGTAGTTCAAAGGAAGCCCCTTAGCCCTGTGGACCTCTAGCGGTGAAGCCTTTTTTAGCTGCACCAGCCCCGCGAATTTTAACGCCAGATGTTTTCACCCCTTTCATTTGATCTTGGTAGCCATTAGCTTTAGGAACAGGAACGGGTTTAATACTATCAAATTTAACTTTATCCACGTCTAGCTGCTCCATACCCGCGTTTAGTTTTACCGATAA